TGGAAATCATGAGTAGGATGCTTCCAGCACCCCTTCCGATCCCCAAGTTGGAGACCGTTCCGGAAAATATCACTTTCGAACCCGGTAAATGCGCGTTCCAGCCTGGGAGACACGATTGGAAAGGTGGAGTTTTGGCTCCACGTGCCGTCCGCAACATCAAGATTACCAAAATCAGAATTGGTGAAGTCAAGCTCAAGACCGAAACCGGATGTGTGGCAGGTCAAACTTTTGAAGCCCAACCCTTCCATTACCCCAGCGACACGTTGACTAAGTACAACGCCGTGGTGGGTCGAGATGGTATTGACAAACCGGAACCGGTTGAATCGGTTACCAAAGTTGTCGAGGGTAAAACTCTGGTCTTCAAGAAACTTCCCGGCTCTTGGCTTAAAACCCCCACCCATTGGAAAGCCACGCCGTCGAAGAATGACGAAATCCACGCAGACGAAGGTGCTCACCTTAAGGAGTTAATCAAGAAAATGGGAAACGCTCGTTCCCGTAAAAATAAGGAGGAAGAGTTGTCTAAACGCTTCAACGCTGAAGTCCGTTGGGATGAGAAGGGCCATTTCAAGATTTTTGTCAAGTCCGACGACAAGATCGGAAAACCGAAAGCCCGCCTCATCAAGTTCGTCCCGAGTGTAGCATACATCAAATTCATGGCGAAGATTGACGAAGTCATCTCCAACATTAAAAAGAAAGGAGGTGTATGGACCAGTCGTAAGAGTCAAAAGAAATACGCTTGGGCTAGTGGAATGACGCAGGAGCGCTTGTCGGAACTTGCAGCTGATAGTGAAATCACGTTTATCTGCGGTGACGACAACACGGACCAATTTGGAGATGCCGATGCGAGTATGTACGATAGTACTCAGCTCGGCGAGTTTGCTGACATGCAATGGTCGATCATGCGCGACTTGGGCTTTACAGAGCCAGAAATGAAAGGAATGCGTGATTACCACAAGGGTTTGCGCGACGCTGGAGAATTTGTTTATGAACAAGAGGAAGAGAATATGCCCTCGGGTGCCCCTTGGACCCTGTTCTTTAACACCATCGGTTTATACATTTTTCACCAGCAAGTGGCCTATGTGTCCCAGCTGCTTAAACAAAACCGTGTTAGCTTGCCAGTAGAAGAGAAAATCCAAATTGCGGCCCAACTGCTGGGCTTGTCGATGACCTTCGCCCCCGCTCCTAAAATTGGCGGTGTCCCCTTTGCAGGTTCGGAATTTCTGAAAGGGGTTTTCATTGCCGGTAAGCGACGAATGTACTGGGTGCCCTTGCCTAGTCGCTTGCACAAATGGACGA